TACCTGTACTAACCCAAGCACTACCGTTCCACTCGTAAACTTCACCCGTATTAGTATCTAAGTACTGATCATCTCTATTAGTACCTGCTGTTGTAGGCGCACCAGCAGCCGAAGTCCACTGTGAACCTTCTACACCTTTCTGACCTTTATCTCCTTTATCTCCAGTCTGACCCTTCTGTCCAGTCTGACCTTTATCTCCAGTAATACCTTTATCTCCAGTGATTCCCTTTTGGCCCTTCTCACCTTTATCACCAGTAGTTCCCTTCTGACCTACTTCTCCCTTTTGTCCTTTATCGCCTGTGGTACCCTTCTGACCTTTTTCACCTTTGTCTCCAGTAGTTCCTTTCTGACCAGTATCTCCTTTTTGACCCTTCTCTCCCTTAGCGCCCTGCGGCCCTTGGATGTTCCCGGTAAGTTGCCACTGACTACCGTCCCACTCGTATACATTTCCATTATCTGTATCAAGGTACTGATCATCTACGTTAGTTCCAGGTGTAGTTGGCGCGCCAGAAGCCGAAGTCCATTGAGAACCCTCAACCCCTTTTTGTCCTTTATCTCCTTTATCTCCTGTCTGACCTTTTTGTCCTACCTCTCCTTTTTGCCCCTTATCACCAGCAGTTCCTTTAGGCCCCATAATGTTACCCGTAGAATTCCACTGACTACCGTCCCATTCATATACTTCACCAGTGTTTGTATCAAGATACTGATCATCTCTGTTAGTGCCCGCTGTTGTAGGGGCACCAGCGGCTGATGTCCATTGAGAACCTTCTACGCCTTTCTGACCTTTATCACCCTTGTCCCCAGTAGCGCCCTTTTGTCCTAACTCACCCTTTTGTCCTTTCTCACCTTTGTCTCCGGTCTGACCTTTTTGTCCTACTTCACCCTTGGTTCCCTTATCTCCAGTCTGACCTTTTTGCCCTACTTCACCCTTGGTTCCTTTGTCACCGTCGACACCCTTTTGTCCTTTATCTCCTGTCTGACCCTTCTGTCCCTTTTCTCCTTTTGTACCTTGCGGGCCTTCAATATTACCAGTGGAAGCCCACGCAGAACCACTCCACTCATATACCTCTCCATCATCCGTGTTTAAGTATTGGTCACCTGCGTTTACACCAGGGGTTGTAGGCACTCCTGGTGCTGACGTCCACTGAGAGCCTTCAACACCTTTCTGACCTTTATCACCCTTGTCGCCTGTGGTTCCTTTTTCTCCCGTATCACCCTTGTCTCCGGTAGTTCCCTTGTCGCCAGCAGTTCCTTTCGGACCTTGTATATTACCTGTGCTAACCCAAGCACTACCGTTCCACTCGTAAACTTCACCAGTGTTTGTGTCCAAGTATTGGTCATCCCTATTAGTGCCCGCTGTTGTTGGTGTGCCCGCTGCTGATGTCCATTGAGATCCTTCAACACCTTTTTCACCCTTGTCACCTTTTTGACCTTTGTCACCTTTAGAACCAGTTTCACCTTTATCCCCGGTAGTACCTTTATCTCCTGTAGTACCTTTATCTCCGGTAATACCCTTATCTCCGGTTTGGCCTTTATCTCCGGTTTGGCCTTTATTACCAGCAGGACCTTGTATGTTTCCAGTATTAACCCATGCTCCTGATTTATACTCATATACGTCACCATTATCAGTGTCAAGATATTGATCTCCTTCATCTGCCGAACCAGTTGGCACACCCCCCGATGACGTCCACTGAGACCCCTCTTCTCCCTTTAGTCCTTTAGGACCTCTATCTCCTTTGTCTCCAAGTTCACCCTTAGTTCCTTTGTCACCAGTGTCACCTTTGTCGCCAGTAGTTCCTTTCTGACCCTTATCCCCAGTGGCTCCTTTTTCTCCTTGATCACCCTGTGGCCCATTAATGTTTCCAGTTAACTGCCAAGCAGAACCGTCCCATTCGTATACATCGCCATTTGTAGTGTTAAGGTATTGGTCATCTACATTTCTACCAGATGCAGTTGGCGCACCAGCGGATGATGTCCATTGAGAACCCTCAACACCTTTCTGACCTTTGTCTCCTTTAGTACCATCAGTTCCTTTCTCGCCTTTATCTCCAGCATCACCTTTAGTACCATCAATACCTTTTTGCCCTTTGTCTCCGGTATCACCTTTATCGCCGTCAATACCCTTCTCTCCCTTATCACCGGTATCTCCTTTAATGCCTATCTCACCCTTTTGACCCTTGTCTCCAGTGATACCCTTGTCTCCGGTAATACCCTTATCGCCAGTATCACCCTTATCTCCTTTTTCTCCTTCGTCACCCTTAACTCCTATCTCACCCTTTTGACCTTTGTCACCAGTAGTACCCTTGTCTCCCGTATCTCCCTTAGTACCATCAATTCCTTTTTCACCTTTATCTCCAGTATCTCCTTTAGTACCGTCGATACCCTTTTGACCCTTATCTCCAGTATCTCCTTTATCACCGTCAATACCCTTTTCTCCCTTGTCACCAGTATCTCCTTTGGTACCGTTAATACCTTTCTCGCCTTTATCTCCGGTATCACCCTTAGTACCGTCAATACCTTTTTCTCCCTTATCTCCGGTAATACCTTTATCACCAGTATCTCCCTTGTCTCCAGTATCTCCTTTTTCTCCTTGGTCGCCCTTGACTCCTATCTCACCTTTTTGACCCTTATCACCAGTAATACCTTTGTCTCCAGTAATACCTTTCTCACCGGTATCACCCTTAACGCCTATTTCCCCTTTATCTCCTTTCTCACCTACTTCTCCTTTGTCGCCAGTAATACCTTTATCTCCAGTGATGCCTTTCTCACCAGTAGTACCCTTTTCTCCTACTTCACCTTTTGATCCAGTATCCCCCTTAACACCTATTTCCCCTTTAGAACCTTTAAGACCTATTTCACCCTTCTGGCCCTTTTGTCCCTTGTCTCCTTTGGCACCAACAAGTTGGGTAACACTACCAGGAGTTATTACCGCTGTTGTTTGAGGAGGAAGTGTTATATCGAAAACAAGTCCGCCTGCTTCTATTACTATGATTTCTACTTCAGCCATTAGGGGTTATTCTGAAATTTATGTTACGATGTCCTGCACTACTTCAAAGGTTCCATAGAACCAAGTCTCAACAGTGCCGGCAGATGTAAGTGTTGATTGAAAGCCATATACATATGTACCTGCTGGTACCTGCATATTAGCCGCTGTTATTGTTACTACGAGATTTCCATTGATATCTCCAGTAGCACTTATATCGGTATCGGCTATAACCAGTGGTCCATTGTCATATTCTCTAACTTCCATTTTAAAAGAGTATAGAGTAAGATCTAACTTCACACCATTCGAGGATGCTACAACAGAGTTTAAGATAAACGTGTCTCCACGACGCGTACAGATATTTAACTGTGCAGCGTTGTTCATATTTAAGTTTGTCGGGTTAGGACATGAACATGGACTATTTGAGCATCCGCAAGCCATATTACGATAGGGTTAAGTTTGTTATTACTTCTTCTTCCATTGGGGGCCTTTCTCCTTGACGTTGAGCAATTAATTTACTTTGAGCAGCAGCCTGCTTGTCTATACGAGCGTCTTTACGATTCTCTGATTCTGCTTGTTCTTGTTGCTTTACCCCACTCTCAATTTGTTGTTCAACAATACCGTACTCACCTTTTATGTTTTCTAATTGAATCTTGTATTGATACTCAAGTTCTAAGAGTTGTGCTTTTGCTTGTGTCTCTAATTGAATGCGCTGTGCTTCTATCTGAGCCTCCATTTGTTTTTTCTGCATTTCAATCTGACCAGCAACTTGTGATGACTCAGCATTTGCCTGCGCTTGCATCTGCATATTTTGAGCCGCCATTTGTTGTTGCTGCTTCATGCGCTTCTTGCGACGAACAACTAATAATCTTTCTGCTTGCTCAACATCTTTGATTTGTCTGATAGCAATAGCGTCTTCAAGATCAATTTCTTTTTGAGCAAGTGCTACTTGAATGTTTTGTTCTAAGTAGGCTTTGTCCATCTCGTTCATTTCTGTAACAACCATTACTCCGAAGTTGTACATAGATAGATTATCAAACGATGTTATTACAGCCATGTTTGTTTCTCCAATAGCGTTGGTATACGCTTTATAAAGAATACTTTTTGGCGGTATAATCTGTAAACATTTCACAACGTCTTCACAAACCTTTTTGTAAAGTACCATAGCAGCGTTAGTAATATCATATATAGCATTGTTACCTGCGGCTATTTGCTGCTGTCTAACGCCTACAAGAGCATCTCCTTTAGGTGATGTTCCATCCATGACCTCATTGATCCCTGTGGCGTCTCTAATCATCCTTAGATAGTGATTGTATATCGCAACCAATTCTGTGATGTTTCTGATAGCATTTCCTATTTCTCGAACCGGTGGGTTTTGGAAACCACCTTCTGGATTTTTACTTCTGTAATAGAAGATACCAGTTTGTTCGTATATGTCTTGAATCTCTAACGGCTGAAGTTCTCCGCCTCTACCAAGTTGTACATTCTCTAATCCCTCAATATCTATGATCAAACCATCAGGCTTTGCCTTAGCAATAGATTGTTGAATCTTGAGGTGTGTGATTTGTAACATATCAGCAAACCCAATAACAGAGGAAACCATTGACTTCGGAATCATTCCTCTAATGTTTGTTGCAATTGCGCTGTATGATAATGTAGCACGGGAAATATCGTGTACGTTCTTCGGTATGTTTTTCTTAGGGCCGTAGTCAAACATTAACTCTGTACCCACAATGTAAGTACCTCCGTATACTGTAGCGTTACTCATGTACATTGCTTCTCGATCGTATACAGATTGCTGAGGGGCATTGTACTCTGTCCCTTTGTAATAAAAGCCTATGTTTCCATAAGCAGATTCTTTCTTCTCGTATATAATGTTGTCGACAGACATGAACTCAAAGTCCATAACTTCAACCTTGTACTCATCGTATCCCTGACGGTAACGTGTACCTGGACGATCATATGTATAGCCAGCAGAACTAAATTGAGTCGGATTGTTTCCGTACTTGTTCATTACTGTCTTTGCAATCTGTTCGTATTGTGCTTCAGTAAACTGATCACCAGCAATACGCTTGAGTTCCATTATGGTTATGAACTTGAAATGTCCAGCATATGTCAGGTCACCAAAGTTCGGATCATCAGTATAATTATGTACAAATCGTTTTGGATCAACATACTCTTCTTTGATGCCATAGTTAGGATCATTAGTACGTTTAGCCACAGCCATACCAAGAGTGGCCAAGTCTTCAACACAACGGCGATATATAGATTCATTAAAATTATTCCACTTGAGAGTCAGTTCAGTAGCAATCTGTGCAGATATCTCAGCGTCTGTTTTAATATTTGTATCAAGAAATATTTCTGTTTCCTCTGGTGTTTCCGGTAGTTCGTTTGGATCTATTGAAACATTTAAACCAAGTGCTTTGGCTTCTTCTATTATGTTACGGTTTTCGATACGTAAAATAGTAGAGGCTTTCTTTTTATCTTTTTCTGATCTTGATAGAGGATCTATTGCCTGTATCTGTGGATACGGTTCTTTAGATAATATCTTGTTTACAACAATCTTTACAAACTTTGGTACAATCGGAACAGGCGTGTAATCAAGAGTTAGCAGTGTTCCGTCTCCATTATTAGGATCAAGAGAATTTAGAATCTGTCTGTATATAGACGTGTCTTGAGTTCCCTGGGCATAATCTCTACAGCGTTCCATTTCTGTATTTCTTCTACCGTACAATGAATTTTGATAGTCACTCCCAACCCATTGAGCGAACATGGCCTTTGCGTATTGCAAGCCATAAGGCATACACATCTTCTCCTCTGTGCTTGCTAAAGCATCTGGAAAGGAAGACTGTCCTGATTTATATTGGTTATCCATACTTGAGATTGCTACTTATGCAAATATACTTCTTATTATTTTCGTATAATTATCTGACCTTTCCTAAAGAACTGCTTCTTTTCGAAATCACTTTTAACTTTCACAGGCTTATGTCCTTGAGCAGCAAGCAATGCCAAACCACTTGATATAGAAAGGTCATATTTGGTTCTGTCGTCTATCTTAAAATTAACCCAGTCTTCAAGGGTTCTTTCAAAATACATTTTTCCAAATTCAAGTGTGTCCTCATTTAGTCCAACATGATCATGGATGTAAGCCTCTATTGCTTGAGCATGAGCCTGTATGACATCTTTTGAATTCGATGGTATACCTTTTGTTTTAGTTTTAGTGCTTTGGAATTTAGAGCCTAAGTGTTCTGGTCTTTCCATTAAGAAGTGGTCGTAACCCCTTGTCTCAAAGTACCTTGCGATGCCGTACTTATTGTTTTCAATTAACACAGGGTAACCGTAAAACTTAGCAGCCATCAAAACATCCTCATAAAATATTTTAGCAAGAGGTGGTCGTGATGCGTATTCAGCGACAAACATATTTGATGGGTGACCCATGTTGAATTTGTTGTAGAAGTGACATGCGCCCTTTGATCCTCTTCCGTCTACTGTTGCATCAATATCATAACTATCCACACCAGCACAACCTATCCAGGCATTTTCAGGTTTGGGTTTGTTTCTCAAATCAGAAGGAGGCATCCATGCTACACGCCATCTTCCATTTGGATCAGGCTTAAACATAACTTCTGTGTCCTGCTTACCTCCAGACCAAACAAAGTTTCCTACTACAATTGGAGAAGGATATAGATCATCATTGTATTCTATCTGTTCATAAATCTTTTGTACGTTGAACAGGGATGCTTTGGCGCTGTCTCTAAATGCCTCTGCTTCAGTGAACGGGAACTGGCGTATTACCTCATTAAGTTCATAAGAATCGTTTACCAATGCTTTACGCTCATTCTTTAAGTAAGTCTTTGCTCCTATAGATATAGGCTCTTCAAACTCCGTATAAACCGTTTTCTCTGGGTCTTCGACCACTGGCATCCCATACTTATCAAAGAAGCCTTCAAGTGCATCGTAAGACGGTATAAAGACAGAGTACAGTCCACTGCGTGTTCGACCGTTGTCGTTTCTTTCTCTTGGATCGCTTGCACCATACAAATCCCTAAACTGTTTGCCACCTCTATCCAGTGGATTGACAGTGCTACCAACAAGAGCCTTCCCTACGATTCTACGTCCAACTAACAAACAAGTACGCTGTATCCTCCAAGCCTCTCTTATGTCGTTCCCTTTTTCCCATTTACCTGCTTCATCCAGATATAACATATGTAGTTTCTCCCCATCATATGCGTTAGTCGTAGTATTCTTCCAGTTTACAATTGTATTGAGTGCCTCACCAGAAGAAGCGGTCTTATTTTTCTTCGTGATTCTTTTTGAAGGCTCACGAAATGCGAGTTCCATACGGGGGTTGGTAGTACCGTCTTGTATAGGCTTAAAGAAAAAAGGCAGTGACTTGTACATAGGCACCACCTTCTTCATGAATATATTTTCTTGTGCATCTGTTCCTGTCTTCGACATGATGCCCAGTAGTTTTTCTTTTACCTGAGTGCCTTCGTTAACAAGTATAGACGCAGACATATTTGTGTATCCAGAACGACGACACTTCACGTAGATCTGTCCAACACTTCTTGGGTCCTTTATACACGCCTCAAGATGTATGAATAGTTTCCTTTGAAAGTCAAGGAACGATGGGTATCCAATATCGATCTTACACCACTGTAAGAAGAAGTAATGGTTACCTGTGATATAGGTAGGTACCCCGTTGTTGTAAAACCATACTCCATTTCTACGTCTTTTAAATTCTTGACTTATATAGGGTGTAAACTTTTTCCTAAATGACTCTGGCATTCCCAGCCACTCTTCCATCGACCGGATCTTTTTGAGATCATCAGGAAGCCCCTCTCTCACCCATCTTTGATCTTCCTTTTTTAAATTATTAAAAAGTATATCTTTCTTGGCTGG